GTGGGCACCATCGTTGAGCGCAAGCGCAAGAATGGCTCGACCGGATATCACGCGCAGATCGTCGTCAAAAGAGACGGGCTGACCCACCGGCAAACCAAGACGTTCGATCGCCGTCCGGCGGCGGCGGCTTGGATCAAACGGCGTGAGAAAGAGTTGGGCGAGCCGGGCGCCCTCGCGGTCGCCAAAATCGAGGTTCCGACCCTCGGCAATGCGATTGACCGATATGTGAAGGAATCGCGGAAGTCCTACGGTCGCACCAAAGCGCAAGTGCTTCGCGCGATTAAAACCTACGACATCGCCGACAAGCCTTGCTCGGCGGTGACCAGCGCCGAGATCGTGTCTTTCGCGCACGAGATCTCAGTGGGCCGGCAGCCGCAGACGGTCGGCAACTATTTGGCTCACCTCAGCTCCATCTTTGCTGTCGCCCGCCCGGCCTGGGGTTATCCGTTGGAGCCGGCCGAGATGGCTGCTGCGCAAACGGTGCTTAAGCGGCTGGGGCTGACCTCCAAATCGCGCGCCCGCGATCGGCGGCCGACACTGGATGAACTCGACAGGCTGATGAAACGATTCGCGGACGTGCGGCGACGGCGCCCCTCGTCTCTGCCGATGCAGGCCGTCATCGCCTTCGCGATCTTCTCGACACGACGGCAGGAAGAGATCACGCGCATCACCTGGGCCGACCTTGACGAGGGCGGATCTCGGGTGCTGGTGCGGGACATGAAGAACCCCGGCGACAAGGCTGGGAACGACGTGTGGTGCGAGCTAACGCCCGAGGCGTTGGCCATCATCCAGGCGCAGCCGCGAACCGATGCGCGGATCTGGCCTTACGGCACCGATGCCGTCTCGGCCGCGTTCACGCGGGCTTGCGCCATTCTTGGAATCGAGGATCTTCACTTTCACGACCTCCGGCACGAAGGCGTATCCCGGCTGTTTGAGATAGGGCGCACCGTGCCTCTCGCCGCATCTGTTTCTGGACACAGATCCTGGCAGAGTCTGCAACGCTACACGCACGTCCGGAAGACTGGCGATAGGTATCACGGATGGAAGTGGCTCACTGTCGTATCAGGCAACGTGACCTGTGGTTGAAACTCCTCTGGCAAATAATGATAAAATCAGGCCTGTAAGTTTATCTCGTGAAATAGTGTCTCTCTTCAATAATAGATCGTGCTTAAACCGAGCGATCTGATGATTTGATCGAGGCGTAGTCATGTTGATTGCGACTCTCGCAGTCCGCATTTATAGTTCGAACAGGCAAATAGCGGGGGGCAGTATGCGCAACGTATGGTGGATCGTCGGGCCGGCGATGATCCTATGGACACTATGGCTGATACAATATCCTATATTTAATATAATTGGAGTCGAATGGAAAGCTGATAAACTCGGACCCTGGGGCGACACGTTCGGCGTTCTGAATGCCCTCTTCTCAGCTGGAGCATTCACCGGTGCGTTCTACGCGATCCTGCAGCAACAACGACAGATCAAAGATGCTCGTGAATACCAAGACAAAATAAACAATGACGCTCGTATTGAACAACATCGGCAGAAATTTGAAACTTACTTCCTTGAGCTCCTCAAGTTGCTGAGAGAAATGAGGGACGAGGTAACATTCAATGATAGTCTTTCCAGTCTAAATCCGACGGCGTCGTTTCTAGCTGGTACGGAGCACCGAGGTCCGGCAGCTTTCCGAGAAGCATGGGTTGCTCTTAATCGGTCGTTCCAAAGTCGGGGAGCTCTTCCAGATCGTGCCGAAGCAGGTCGGATATATAACGACCTAATACAAAAGGGGTTTGAAGCTCAATTCTCACCTTATTTCAGGCTACTATACACAATATTAAATGACCTAAATGAAGATAATTTTGTTTCCGAAGATTACAAATTAAAGTATGCGAGATTATTGCGCAGTCAGTTGACGAGTAACGAACTCGTTTTGGCCGGAATAAACGGGCTGTCTCCAATTTCCAAAGATTTCAGCGTATTGCTAACTCATTATCGAATGTTCAAATACATTCCGCCTGGACCGCGCCTTAGAACCCTCAGGTACTATTATGAGGAAGAGGCCTTTAGCTCACGTGATTGATTTGATGGTTCGGCGGCATTGATTTAAATCCATTTGTTGTCGAACGGGATATCCTTTGACAACCTTCGCAAACCCCTATTGGTCGCCCCCGGTCCCGAGTGTCGCATCGTTCGGGCAGAGGGGCTTTAATGAGCAAGTCCGCAGCCCTGCTCCTTGCGACCCAAGCGGGCTTCTTTAGCTATGAGAATTTGGATGCCCCCATGGCGTGAGTGATGCTAAAAAAACGCACCCTGCAATTTTAGTCGCATAGCTCATGCATAAAATTGCGACTGCGATATGCTTCCCACAAAGCAGGGGGGGGCATGGCTAGCAAAACAAAGAGAGTCGACGCAGTTCCGGTCGGGCGGCTTTTCCTGGCGCTTGACAACCCACGTTTCGAACCCGTTGAGGCTGAGTCGAAGGCAATTGAGGAACTTTGCACTAAAGAAAATGTTTATCCACTGGCTAGGGATATTGTAAAATATGGAATAAATCCGTTGGAAAATCTTGCCCTCGTGCCAGTTAATAGATCGGACCCGGACAGGCCGTCAACTAATTACTATGTTGCGGAGGGGAATAGGCGAGTATGCGCTATTAAACTGTTGAACGATCCGGATTTGGCGCCACCGAAGCTCAGGAAGTCGTTTGAAAAACTTGCTGCGGATTGGAGTCCTATCAAGACTGTGCCGGGCATGGTCTTTCGGGATGACGCTGCACTCAAGCTCTGGATTGAACGACTCCATAACGGAGAGCAAGGAGGCGCAGGGCGAAAGAATTGGAACGCCGATCAAAAGAGCCGGCATGACGGCGATAGTAAAAATCGGCCTGCGCTAGCACTGCTGGATTATGCTGAAAAAGAGAAAATGATTTTGCCTGCTGAGCGGGCTAGAAAAATAACTACGGTCCAGCGCTTTCTAAGCAATGTTATTTTTCGCGAGGCGCTCGGATTAGACCAATCTAACGACGAGGACGTCAGTCGCAACAGGCCGAAATCAGAATTTGATATTGTTGCGAAGAAGTTCATGGGCGATCTTGTGGTGGGCAAAGATGTTAATTCAAGAATGAATCAGGATGCCATTATTTCTTATGCTAGAGGGTTGAACACCCTGTCGGGCGTATCTGCTAAAAGGATCCCGGCTGAGTCATTGTCATCTAGCCGCGCTAGTTCGACGAAAAAAAGGCCGCTTAAGGCACCGAAGAAGCCTGAAAAACTCAGACATATCCAATATGAATCCGAAATCGCTAGCGCGCTGGCGGGATACGGAAACGAAAAGCTGAAAAGCCTGTATCATTCTATTGTTTATGTAGATCTAGAGGATCACACTCCTCTTATAACTGTTGGTGTATGGTCGTTTTTCGAAACATTGACGGGTTGCTGTGGTCGCAATGAGGGAACGAGCATCGACAGTTATCTCAGCAACAACAGACTTGGTCAGTACAAGCTCGCGGGCGATATCAAGGCTTGCCGTGCGGCCTTAGAGCGGATACGTGACTACGGCAACACAACTAAACACCACAAAGTTGCTGCTTCATTCAATGGAGATCAGCTCAATAACGACATGGTGACGCTCAAGGATGTCATACTTAGCTGTATTGCTGAGGCTTCCAAGTTGACGAGCTGAAAAAACGCTGGCCGACGGAAGGGGTCCGTAGTAATTTCTTCCGGTTGCGCAACGGGTAAGGTTCTAAGAGGCATGGCACGAACAAACTCACCACTTCGCTATCCTGGCGGTAAGTCGTGCCTGTTTTGGTTGACCGCCGATGTTTTGAAGCTGAACAAGCTTGAGCGTGGGCATTATGCGGAGCCGTATGCTGGCGGGTGCGGCTTGGCTTTGTCTTTGCTGTACGGCGGACACGTTGCTGATATTCACATTAATGATTTGGATCCAGCTATTTGGGCGTTCTGGCATTCTGTGCTGCACGACACCGCCGCTTTTGTTGAACGCATCAAGAGCACCCCTGTCAATATTGATGAGTGGCTTAGGCAGCGGGACATCTATAGGGATGCTGACAATTCCAGCACCTTAGATCTTGCTTTTTCCGCATTTTTTCTAAACAGAACAAATAGATCGGGTATCATCAAAGGTGGAGGGGTCATTGGTGGCGTTGACCAGTCTGGGCCTTACAAAATTGACTGCAGATATAATTTTGATGACTTGGTCCGCCGCATAGGAAGGATCAGGAAGTATGCTGATCGCATACACTTGAGCAACATGGACGCTTTAGATTTCATGGACGATCTGGATAGGAAGCTGCCGGCGCAATCTCTGTGGTTCATAGATCCTCCTTACTTCAACAAGGGGGCTGACCTTTACACCAGTTTCTATAAGAATGAAGATCACCTGGATGTTGCTGACGTTGTTTCTAGGCTCACCCGGCCGTATGTTGTTACTTACGATGATACGCCTCAGATAAGAAATTACTACCGAGATCGACGTCAGTATTCTTTCGACATCAGTTATTCTTTGGCGGAAAAAAAGCGTGGCAGTGAGCTTTTTATCGTTTCGAAACGACTTAAAGTCCCGAGCCTCATCAAAGAAAAGCAAGTCCACCGCCCGCAATGCCGAGCAGCTTAATGTCTGCTATCTCGTCTTTCTATCTGCGTAGATCAGCAGCTTGCGGTCCATTGTCAGGTTGAATATTTCGGGTGCTCGCCTCTTCCCTTTGTGGATGTCCCCTTCCCGGTCGTTGCAAAGCCTGCCTCAACCGCAAAGTTGGTGGCACTCTTTGCGGGCGGCGGCCATGCGCTCGTCGAGGTATGTGGCGAGATCGGCGAGGGAGACGCCCTTGGCGCAGCGCTCGCTCGCCTCGATGCGTACCAGGGGCAGGGCGATGTCCCCGGCCGATATCTTGCGCACCAGCTTCTCGGTGGTGAGGTGTGAGAAATAGTCATCGCGCACCCGGTCGATCGGAATCACCGCGGCGCCGTTGTATTGCGCCATCAGCAGGAAGGCCGTGTTCAGCGAGACGGTCATAGAGCGGCCTCCGAATTCTTGTGTACGTCGGCTGTCGGCGGGGGGGCGAGCGGCTGCCAGCGGATCAGCACGCCCTGGAAGTTGATGGTGTCGCCGTGCTTCGGCGGGTGCTCGTCCCACCAGAAGCGGGCCATGTCGGCGATGTCCTCGAAGCCATCGGCCTTGGCGAAGGCCTCCATCTCGACCCATGACAGGAAGGCGCCGCCAACCTCGAAGGGGGCCGTGGCCGATTGCTCGCTGAAGCACAGGCGAACGGGCATGACGGACAGGCAGGGCGTGCGGCCGAGCAACTGACATTGCCGCGTCCGCATGCCGGTATAGAGCTGCAGTTCCTCACCCGGCCGTGCGTGGCGCTTCCGGTCTGCGCGGATGGTCTGGCCCTTCGTGCCGGCGAGGATCGGCGGGCCGAACCGCTTCTTGAAGCTGTAGGCGACCATCAGAGGAGCTTCTTGTCGGTGGCGAGCGGGATCGGCAGCGTCACCGTCCGAAAGTGCGCGTTGCCGCTTGGGTGCGGCGCCACCTCGATGGCGCTCTTCGGCCGCCACACCGCGTTGGCGCGATTGCCAGCAAGCGAGACGAGCACGGCGCGCTCGGTCTCGTGGTGGAGGTAGACCTCCACGTCGGTGAGGTTCGACCGGCTCACGTCGTTCACTCCGCGGCGACGTTGAAGAGAGGCATGTCGGTAGCGGCGGCCGACCGGCGCGGGGGCATCAGTGCCTCGCTGCCTGATCTGATTCGGCGGCCTTGCGGCGGCGGATGGCGATGGCGGCGCGCACCAAGGCCTTGCCCTGCTGCCGGCCGGGCGGGGCGGCGAGGCGGACGGCGGGGCGCTCCGACAGGATGGCGCGGGCGTCGTCGCGATAGGCCTCGATTTCGGCCTGCGTGAAGCCGGCGGCGGCAAGGTGGCCGAAGGTGCAAGCGCCTTCGGGGCCTGCCGCGTGGCGGCGCATCGTCTCGGCCATCAGGCTGATGCGGATGGCGCGATCGGGGGCGGCCTGGGCCGCGCGGATCTTCGAAGGTGCGGTCACGGGCGCGAGTCCTCGAACAGTTCGGGTTGAACGATGCCGGCGGCCGGCGGCCGTCCGCGGCGGGGCTTGGTCTCGGCGATCTCGGCTTTCAGCAGGTGCGTGGTGGCCTCGCGCAGGCGCTCGGCGGCGTCGGCCCGGCCGCGGTGGCGGCGGCAGGCGGTGGCGTAGGCCTGCGCCATCTGGGCGCGGCGGCTACGGAGCTTCGAAGGCCTCACTGCGCCGTCCCCCTCACGGTGAAATCGAGGGCCATCATCGCGCTCTCGACGCGCACGATAAGGTCGTGCATCTCGCTGGCGCGCGGGTAGGTGCGCAGCTTCTCCGAGGCGGCCTCGAGCAGGTCGTTGGCCGCCGCCACGAGTTCGACCGGGCCGCAATCGACGAGGCCGAACTGCGTGATGCAGCCGCTCTGCGAATCCATCACCCGCACGGTGCCGACCACGAAGGCGGCATCCGGATGCTCGCGGCGCCAGCCCTCGAAGGCTTCCAGCACCTCGCGCTCGTCTTCGATGTCTCGGGCCATCGTCAGACCCTCATCGGCATGAGAACGACGGTCAGCAGCTCGTCTCCGCGGCGCCGCCACAGGGTGGGTGCGCCTGGATCTCCGAAACGAGCCTCGATGTGCTCGCTGTCGAGCAGCGTCAGAATGTCGAACAGGTATTTGCCGTTGAAGCCGATCTGCATGGCCGCGCCGTCGAACTTGGCGTCGGCTTCCTCGGTCGCCTCCCCGGTGTCGGGGTTCTGCTGCGTCAGCACGATGCGCTCGTCTTCGAGCGCCACCTTCACCGCCCGGCTGCTGCCCGACGATATGGTGGTGACGCGGTCGAGCACGGTGGTCAGGGCCTTGCCGTCGGCCGCGAGCGTATGCGGGTTGTCCTTCGGGATGACCCGCTCGTAATCGGGAAAGGTGCCGTCGATGAGCTTGCTGGTCAGGCTCGTGCCGTCGCGGGTGATGCGGATTTTGGTGGGCGAGAGCGCCACCGCGAATTCGGGGCCGCCATCGCCATCCGCGAGCTTGCCGATCTCGGCGACGAGCTTGCGAGGCAGGATGACGCCCGGCATGCCCTCAGCGCCGTGCGGACGCGGCAGGCGGGCGCGAGCGAGGCGGTGGCCGTCGGTGGCGACGCCAACCAAGCCCTCGGCGCGCTCGGCGCCGTCCGGGGCGTGCAGATAAATGCCGTTGAGGTAGTAGCGCGTCTCTTCGGTTGAGATCGCGAAGCTGATTTCCCGCACCATCCGGGCCATGTCGAGCACCGGAATGATGAACCGATGCGGCATCTCACCGGCCTGCAGGTCGGGATAATCCTCCACCGGCAGGGTCGGTAGCTTGAACCGGGCCCGGCCGCTGGTGAGGGTCAGTTGGCCGGCGCCACGATCCTCGCGCAGCCGAAGCTCGGCGCCCTGCGGCAGCTTGCTGACGATATCGCGCAGCGTGTGAGCCGGGACCGTCGTGACGCCGGGTTCCTGAATGTCGGCTTCGCAGGTGCTGGCGGCCTCGATGTCGAGATCTGTGCTGCGAATCGTCAGCGATCCGGTGTCGGCGCCGAGGCGGAGGTGGCTCAGAATCGGGATGGTGTTGCGCCGCTCGACGATGCGGTGCGCGACGGCGAGCGGACGCATCAGCGCTTCGCGCTGCACGGTGAGCTGCATGGCAATGATCCGGTGAGAGAAAGGCGGCGGGGTCGCGCTGGCGCCAGGGGAGAGCGCCGTGCGTCCCCCGCCGAAGTGCCGCGGCGGAGGTTGGCCGCGGAGGGCCGTTACTTGGTCTCGGGCGCCCCGTCGTAGACGGGCAAGCCGGTGTTCTGCGTCACCTGCTCGACGATATCGCGCACCGTGGCGTCCACCGCCTCATCGGGGCGGTTCATCTGGAATGACCACTTGATGCTGCCGCCGGCCACGCGGTAGCGCAACCGAACCGGCAGCCGAACCGCCTCGTCCCGGTAGAAGATCGGCACCGAGAGGATGAACAGGCCGGGCACGGTCAGCTCGCGCCCTTCGCTGTCGTGGTGGGTCTGTTCGAACACGAACTGCGTCTCGCCCGACGAGAGCTTGACGCGGTTCTTGACTGCAGCGCCGACCTTCACGTCGAGGCCGCGGGCGAGATCCATGATCTCGGCCGGGGAGGCGATGCGGGTGCGAAGCCGCTCCGCAACCTCGATTTCCGCATGCATGGTCGCGAGCGGCGCGGCGATCTCGTGAATGTGGTCCTCAAGGAATTCGGCGAACTCCGCCTGATCGAACCACGCGCCATCCTTGCCGACCCACAACTGCCACGCCTCGGAAAGCGGGAAGGCGTAGGCAATACGGTGGCGGCAGTTGCGGGCGAGTGCGTCTTCGCCGGCTTCGGCGTTGGTGCGCACGGGCTCCTGCTCGGCATAGTCGTCATTCCCGGAGCGGGCGTGATAATCGACCACGGCGAGCAGCTTCGGTGCCTTCCAGTTCGCATCGACGAAGATGGCGGTGTCGGCGCTGGCGTGGCGATTCACCAGGGCGATGAAGCTGTCGATGGTGCCGGCCTGCGCCGTGCCCTCGCGGAAGGCCGGCTTGGTGCGGTAGGCGTCAATCTCGCTCTTGAGGTTGCGGATCTCGGGCTTGCCGTCGGCGCCGATAATGACCGTCAGGTGTGGGTGCGAAAGTAGTTCGCTTGCCGGCAGCGCCTCGGCCGGGATCTGCAGGAATTGGACGCGGGCGGCAGCCTTCTGCGCCAGTTCGGCCACCGGGCCGATGGCGCTGCTGGTGATCTGCCAGTTCACCGGCAGGTGTGCGGCGCCGAGGGCGGCTGACAAGCCGTCCGGCGTCGCGGTCGTGGTCGAGGTCTCGGACATGATGCGCCTCTCGTGTTGCGCGGTGGTGAAGGGGGAAGGTGCGGCGCCTGGGCGGCGCGGCGTCAGGCGTCCTGCGCCTCGCGCGAGCGACGGCTGCCGCCGAACATCTCGACTTGGTCGGGATGCTGCAGGCTGAGCTGCCCTTCGCGGGTGACGAAGAAGTTGGAGGTGCGGCGCGGCGCGGCGGGGATTTTCTCGACGATCTCGGCCTTGATCGCGACCATGTCGCCCTTGGTAGTGATCGCGAGCTTCAAGGTGACGCCGCCCTTGGCATCGCCCTGTTCGTTGAGGGCGACGAGCACGCGCTGAAACGCGTCCAGAAAGTCGCGAGACAGCTCCCCGCGCTCTAGCGCCCCCATGATTTCGTCGGTGGTACTCAGGATCATGGGGGGAACGGCTCCAAGGGGGGCGGGCCGGCGGCGCCGCGCGGGGTGAAGGAAGGGGTCAGGCGAGTTCGACGGGCGCGACAGCGTCGGCCACTGCGATGGCGCCTTGCAGCTCGCGGCAGGTCGCCCGGATGCGCTCGCGCAGGGCGAGGCTCGGCGCGTCGATGCGGGCGAGGGTGAAAAGGGCGGCCTGCGCCTGCGCCGACCACCCGACCCGCAGGCACAAGCGGGCAAGGCTCGCGGCCTGCCAGATCGTGCGCGTGTCGCGCTCCAATCTGGATGCCATTGGCAGCGAGATCCCGAGCCAAGCGGGGTCGAGCAGATTGCGATCGGCGGAGGAAAGGGCAGGCGCGGCCATGTCAGGCTGACCGGCCGTGACGGTGGTGCCCGAGGGCGAAGGCCACACCGAGAAGGATGATGGGCGCGAAGGGCGCGAGGTTCGCGAAGAAGCCCATGTCAGGCCTCCCCGCGCCGGCGACCGGTCAGGCCGTTATAAGCGCTGTGCTCATGCGCAAGGTCGCGCATTTCAAGGATGAAGCCGTACGCGAACGCCGCTCGCCAGCGCTGATGCAGCGCGGAATAGAGTGGCGGCGGCCCCTTGCGGGCATAGGCTGACTTGGGCGGCGGGGCGGAGGATGAGCAGCGCACGGGAGGCTCCATCGCGTCGGTGGCGATGGGCCATTATGCATCACATGCACGAAACGCCGTCAACGAAAAAATGCATGGAGTGCATATCAACAGGTGTGGGGCTTATCCACACTGATCCACAGGGACAGTGAAAAGCCCGAAAAATGCATCAACTCGGCCGGAACGTTCTTGCTATGTTCTCATTAGAACGGCAACCTTGGATGCGTTGGGAGGGCGCGAATGCCGACGCTAACGCGATATATGGTTCAGGCCTACAAGCGGGGTGAGGGCGGTGATCTGGTAGCCGACGAGCCGCTTAAGTTTCACTGCCCTATAGAGGCGCGGGAAAGGCTCGATGATCTCGCGGGAAAGCGGGCCGGTGTTGTCGCCTATAGCTGGACCGGCGACATGAGGACTGGTGAGACCGGCAAAATCAGCTTGCTTTCACAGTCCGGTTCTTTGCCTGTTTACGCTGCGATTGCGTTGGGGATTGAGCATCATGCGGCTTAGTGGGGCCGCCATCGGGGTTCTGAGGTGGAACAAGAGCCTCGGCAATACGCACGATCTGCTCTCTCTCAGCTGGTTTAGCCCGTTCCCATATTGACCAAATACCGGTCGCGTCCGTCGGATCTCTGATGAGAAGGTCTGATACTTCGCAGCTATAAAGCTCGGCTAAAATTTCCAGCAAATCCTGAGAGTAGGGCACCTCGCCCTTCTCAATTCGTCCGAGATTGGTTCCGTCCATTCCGATTTCCGCGCCGACCGTCGCTAGCGTCAGGCCTCGATGCTTGCGCCATTGCCGAAGGAAGTTCGGTCGGCGGGTACGCTTCGGTTTTGGAACGGGTGGCATAGCGAATTTTCGCTTTTCCTGCGAAGCGCGCCACGGCCGAGCATGCATAAACATGCTTGACATGCATTGTGTATGGCATGCATGTTTTCGGCATGAGACTCGCGGACTGGCTGAAAGAGAACGGCAGAACGGCGACTTGGCTCGCAGAGCAGGTCGGCCGCGATCAGTCGTTCATCACTCGCGTGAAGAACGGCAGTGCGATGCCGTCGATCGAGGTGGCTGCCGCAATTCAGCGGGTCACTAGCGGTCAGGTCACCGCTGTCGATTACCTGCCGACCGCCTCATCTGCAGATCCTGTCTCGCTTACTGCGGAGGGGGCGGCGGCATGAATCACTCAGTGTTTCTTGCTGCTCTTGGTGGTCTCTGCCTGGGCGTAGGCCTCTCGGCGTTGCGTCAGCGTGCGACCCATCTCGTCGGCATCCGCCGCCTCAAGGGTCAGGGTCGCTATCGGCTGCGGCTCGCCCGCATCGTCGGCAAACAGCACGATGCGGCATCTCCCGTTCGGAGCGAACAGGATCTGAAAGCGGGCGGTATCGGGGACGTCGTCGCCGATGGGGATCATCCTGCCCGTTTCGTCTTCCTTGCTCACGATCTTCCTCCTGTTCCGCACCGGGCCTGGATGGCTCCTGTGGTGGGGCCAGCCCTCGTTGAACCGCGGATGTTCGGGCCCGTCGATGTTCCGGCTTCGAGACCGCAGGGGCCCTGGGCCGTTGCCCTGACCATCGGGCCGAACGGTCAAGCTGTCGATGAAATTACAGGGGCGAAATTTTCATGACCGGGCGCCAGCTTCCTGCTCGCGACTATCTCGCGCTTAAGGCTTCGTTCCGCGATCTCGTTGAGGCGGCGGGCGGTGGAACTCGCGCCTCCGTCCACACTCGCACCAACGCCTCGCTGCTCTCGCGCTACGGCGCCGTGCAAGAGGAGATGCAGGCGCCGCTCGACGTGGTGGCCGATCTTGAGGCTCAGGTGGGTGACCTGATCGTCACCCGCGCGCTTGCCGCGCTGCATGGCTACGTGCTCGTCCCCGACCCATCCCTTGCGCCCCCGGCGCCGGACTTCGGCCGTCATCTCGGTGCCGTGGCTCGGGAGGCTGGCGATGTGATCGCCGGCCTGGGCGAAGCGCTCGCCGACGGGAAAGTCTGCGGGAGCGAGGCGCAGGGGTTGCTCGGCGATGTGCGCGAGGCGCAGGCCGCGCTCGCCCACTTGGGTCAGGATCTGGCGCGCGTGCGCGAGGCAGCTCCGCTGGTGCCGCGGCGGGATCGGTCATGATCCGCGACCGCCTCGACAACAAGCGCACGCACGAGCTGATCGAGTTCGATTTCTCGCGCGAGGCGCACGGCTTCGGCTTGCACTACACCGCCGGGCTCGGCCGCTACGCGGACGGGCGCCTCGGCGAGGTGTTCCTTGACTGTCACAAGCTCAGCTCGGCCGCGACCGACGAGGCGCGCGACGCTGCCGTGACGCTGTCGGTGGCCCTGCAGCACGGCATGGCGATCGAGACGCTTCGTCATGCCGTGGCCCGCTTCGACGACGGGCGGCCCTGCTCGCTCATCGGCCGGCTGGCCGACGTGCTCACCGAATACGAGGCCGCGCGGGTTCCGCCTGCAGGCTGACCGCTGCGCCCCTCTCCGTCTCCATCCTTTCCGCTGCCGACGCTCGCGCTTCGGCCCTCGCAGGAGCTTGCCTGTGTTCCGGTCCGCCGCCACCGACGATTGGGTTGCCGAGGCCCGTGCCGTGCCGATGGAAACCGTGCTGTCGCAGCATGGCGCCCGGCTGAAGCGCAGCGGGGCCGAATCCGTTGGGCCGTGCCCGGTCTGCGGTGGGCGGGACCGGTTCGGCGTGAACCACCGCAAGCAGCTCTTCCACTGCCGCGGCTCCGGTGAGGGCGGGGACGTCATCGCGCTGACCCGCTACCTGCAGGGCTGCGATTTCCGGGTTGCCTGCGAGATCTTGACCGGGCGACCTGCGCCGGGCCGCCCTGAGGGCGAGACGGCCGAGCAGCGGGCGCAGCGCGAGGCGGCGCTTGCCAAGCGCGCGGCGGCGCGGGCCAAAGAGACGGCCGAAAAGGAAGAGGAGGCAGCCCGGTTCCGCGAGCGCGAGCGCAAGCGGTTGTGGGAGGCTTGGGAGAGCGCAAAGGATCTGCCCGGCACGCCCGGCGAGGCCTATCTGCGCCTGCGCGGCCTCGAGGCTCCGCCGTTTCGGTCTCTGCGCTGCGCGCTCGACTATCCGCTCTTCGCGCGTGGCGGGCCGAAGGCCGAAATCGTGCACCAGGGGCCGGCTCTGCTCGCGGCGATCGTTGGGCCGTCCGGTCGCTTCGCCGGACTACATGCCACCTGGATCGATTTGAGCGCGCCGAAGGGCAAGGTGCTCGTCGCCGACGAGGACGGCGAGCTGGTGCCGGCGAAGAAGGTGCGCGGCTCGGCCCGTGGTGGGCATATCCCGCTCGTGCCGTGCCGCGACCCGGCGGTGCTCGTGATGGGCGAGGGCATCGAAACGGTGCTCTCGGTGTGGCTGGCGCTCGTCGCCACCGGATGGGCGGATCTCGGCCGGACGGCGTTCTGGGCGGCTTACAGCCTCGGCAACATGGCGGGCCCGGCGACTGACACGGTGAAGCACCCGACGCAGAGGCGCCTCGACGCGCTCGGCCGGGCGCGATCGGTGAAGGTGTCGGGGCCGTTCCCCGATCTCACGCAGCCGGGCATCCCGCTGCCGGCGACGGTCAAGCGCCTCCACCTGCTCGGGGACGGCGATTCGGACCGGTTCACCACCGAGACTGCGATGCTGCGGGCGGGCCGGCGCTACCGCGCCGCCAGGCCGGATCTCGAAGCCCGGCTGAGTTGGGCACCGGATGGCGGCGACTTCAACGACATCCTGATGGGGGCAGCGTGATGAGCGTGCGCAGGTCTACGGCGGTAACAATTTGTCGGGCCGACCCGACTAACAAATTCAGTCATGAATTGTTGTCGGTGCGCAGGAAAATGATGTCATTCGGCAATAACTCTTACAGATATCCTCTATCATCGGCCGGTTATTTGTTCGTCAAGATAAGCCAAGATTTCTTGGAGCGAATTTCGCTCATTGTCGTGTGCTTCGATCAAGCTGTCCAATGCCATACTGAAGGCATCGGATGCTGCAATGAAATCATCCCGAAGGTTGTTTGCGGCAGAATCTGTGATGGGGGTATTTTTCTGACTAATGTCGAGTATTGCCTGCTGAATATTGCTAACGGCTGCAGCATAGCTTCTGCAAGCCCTGGCAGAATTATCGATCCGTATTATAAGTGTTGGGCCGGCCGCATGAATTGTCACGATGCCACTGAATATATTTCCCAAATCATTTGCGTATTCGGACGCTTTCCAGATATTGCTTCCGTTCATGCGAAGATCAGAGGCTGTGTCGCCATCGCCGATACAACGGAATTGCTTCACGATGCGCTGTCCCCGGTGTGCGGCTTCATCAACAGTTGGCAATTGTTGTATGCGTTCCAGAACAGCTTGGTAGCGACTAACGGCACTGCTAGCCGTCGCGAGTTTGCTCTGCTTCTGCATTTCTTTGAGCTGATAATAGTACACCAAAGCCGTGATTATTGCCGCAGTAAGGGCCAATATGCCTGTTATGAGGGTCTGATATCGATTGATGAAGAATTCCAAGCAGTTTGTCCCTTCTTTATGTGCAAGATTGTTTATATATTCGATTCCGCAGAATCCTTCAGTGGAAGTTGCCCAACTCCAGAAGAACAAGAAGCCGAACATGCCCAAGACGAACGAGCTGAAGCGAATATCCATGCTTCGGTCATTCGCCTGAAAACGTCTCGGACTGCAACCCGGCTTCAGCTGGCGGCTCAACGTGTAGTTCACAGGGCCTTACTTCCAACCGCGCTGCTGAACCGGCGTGCGCACCCTAAGCTGCCACGTACCGGCACCTCGGCAGGTTTGTGGCTCGCAACTGGCAGGGCCGCCGCATGACCCGCGATCCGCGCCAAGACATCGCCCGCCTTGTCGACGAGGGCCGGCCCGTGGGCGAGGTTGAGATCGACTTCGAAGGTCGAGCCGATCCGGGGACGGACGAGGACGGCGACGGCGCGGGAGGGCCGCCGACGCCGCAGGCTTGGGGATACGACGTGCCCAAGCTCAACTGGGAATGGGCGCTCGTGCTCATGGGCTCGAAAGCCGTCATCGTTCATGAGCAGGATAACGGGCCGATCGAGGACCGGGTGCGAGTGCTCACAGTCGATGCCTTCAAGGCGTGGTTCCTCAATCGGTTCACGCAGATCGTCGGCAATGACGGGAAGATCAAGGTCATCACTTGGGCCGATGCGTGGTTGCGGGCGCGGGACCGGCGCCAGTATCGAGGGATCGAGTTCAAGCCGAGCGCTACGCCTGAGGCTCCGACCAAGGACTATTTGAACCTCTGGCGCGGTTTTGCGGTCGCGCCGAAGGCGAAGGCAAATGGATACGCTGTCCTGCGCGACCACATGCTCAACAACGCTTGTGGGGGCGACGAAGTTTTGTTCAGGTGGGTGTTCGCGTGGTTCGCTCACATCGTTCAGCGCCCTCGGGAGCGCGTTGGAACTTCGCTGATCCTTCGCGGCAAGATGGGCACTGGTAAGACCAAGATCGGCGAGGTGATGGGGAGCCTCTACCCCTCCCATTACTTCCTCGTCGATGATGGGCGCTACGTGACCGGGCAGTTCAATGCCCACATGGCGAGCTGTCTCTTGTTGCAGGCCGAGGAAGCGGTTTGGGCCGGCGACAAGAACGCCGAAGGCCGGCTGAAAAGCCTTGTGACGGCCAAGACGCAGATGATCGAGAGTAAGGGCGTCGATCCAATCCGGCTCGAAAACTTCGTTCGACTAATGATGACCTCGAATGAAGATTGGGTCATTCCTGCCGGTAAAGATGAGCGGCGTTTCTGTGTTCTCGATATCGACCCGCGTTGTGCGCAGAATCACGATTATTTCCGGGAAATGGATGAAGAGTTGGATAACGGCGGCCGGGAGGCGCTGCTGCACGACTTGCTCGCTTTCGACCTGTCCACGGTAAATCTGAGGCGCATTCCCCTGACGAAGGCACTGCTCGAACAAAAGCTGCGTTCGCTCGACAGTGTCGAGAGCTGGTGGCTCGAACGGCTTTATTCGGGCTCGACTACCCGCAATTCAGATCGTTGGAACCAAGAGGTTTCATGCGACAGCCTGTTCGATGACTACATTCTTTCTGCTGAGCGCATCGGCATCCGCCGCAAGTCCGAAGAGACGGCCTTCGGCATCAAGATGCGCAAGCTGGTGCCCGATCTCGGCCGGGTGAAGCGCTATTGCGAGGATACGGCGCGGCGGCGGTGGGCCTATGCCCTGCCTTCGCTCGAGCAATGCCGCGAAGCCTTTGCTGCCGAGGTCGGGCAGGATCTCGGGTGGCCTCAGGATGATGTTGCGCCCGATTTGGTGACGAGCGAGGCGCCTTAAGCTTGATCTGAGCGACGCAATGGCGGACGTGAGTGAGACCGGGTCTTTTCGGCCCGGTCGCTTTCGGCTGTCTCGCCGCCTCAGTGTCCCACCTGTCCGGCCTCGGGCCCTGAATGGTGCAAGGTGGGACAGCGATTAGCTGAATTGTATTAATGGTTTGCCCCACCTGTCCCACCTGTCCCACCTTTCGGCCTCTCGCGGGCGCCCGCGCGAGCGCGAAAAATCGCGAAGCTCTCGCTCTCTCGCCGGATAGAGGGGCGTTTGAGGTGGGGCAGGTGGGACAGGTGGGACAATGTTTATGAAATCAGTGGGTTAGTAGTGTCCCACCTTGGTTTTATTAACAGATCAAGGTGGGACAGGTGGGACAGACTGACTTGACCGGGATTTGCTGCGAAGGACGCGGTATATCTTGCGGTCTCAGTGGCTTTATCTGATCGGGGCTTCCCGTGCCGCGCCTATCTCCTTCGGATTTCTCGCCCGAGCAGTTGGCCGATTGGGTCGCCCAGGCGCCGGCTGGCGGGTCCGCCAAGCCTTCTGGTGGGTGCGACGAGCCTGTGAGCGAGTGGGTGGTGGCCTACACCAACCCGAAGCGCGAGGCGGATGTGGCGCGCACGCTGGGCCGCCGGGCCTTCGCTGCGTATGTCCCGGCCATGACGGTGACCCGCCGTCGTCAGACGGTCTCGCACCCTCTGCTGCCGCGCTACGTCTTCGTTGGTCTGCGCGGGAAGCTGACCCTCTACGATCTGCGAGAGACGCCCGGCCTGGAAGGCTTGGTTCGGATCGGCGGCCACCCTGCTCACGTCGCGCCGGAGTTGGTTGCGGGGCTCCGCCTGCAGGAGCGAGACGGGCTGTTCGACTTCACCGAGGCGCGGGAGGCTGATCGGGTCGCCCGTGCCCTGGATGCGAGCCGGGCCGCGCGCATGGCGGCTCTGACGCTAGGGTCGAGCGTCCGGCTCAAGGATGGACCTTGGCGCAGCTTTCGCGGTCTCGTCGATGAGAAGCTTCCGCCTGACCGGCTGCGGCTGTTGATGAAGGTGTTCGGGCGTCAGTTAGTGGTTCCGGTCCGGCTTGATGACGTGGAGCCGATCGTGCTAGCGAAGTAATCAGGCACGGGCCGTTGTTGCAAATCTGCAACCACGCTCCGTGCGTTAGCTTTGGTGGACCCGGCCCCGGCGCTCTCTGCGTGCGGGGCTTTCGTTTGTCTGAGGTATGGCAACGCGTCCACGCACCTTCCGGCCCGCCTCTGGCCGTGGCTCAGACGCTGACCGGCAGGCGCGCGCTCGGGAGTTTGACCAGAGAAGGCGGGCCGAGAGCGAAGCCCGCGCCCTGTATGGGACTTCCCGTTGGCAGCGCAGGCGAGCCGGGCAGCTTAGGCTCGAACCGCTTTGCCGCGCCTGCAAGTCCGAAGGGCTGATTGTCGCCGCGACGGTGGCAGACCACGTCGTGCCCCATCGTGGGAGCGTGGTGGCGTTCTGGTGTGGCGAGCTGCAATCGCTCTGCACTTCATGTCACAGCCGGGCGAAGCAGGCCGAAGAGAGAGCGTTACCTGTCGCAAGTCCTTCGATAGGGAATATGCCCACCGATACAGAATAAGACCCCCTGCTGACAGCAAGGTAGGGGGTGGGTCGAAAGTCAGGCGCCCTAACCACTAGACCGGCGCCCTAACACTTCTCTCCGCGGCGCGAAATTTCGGCCGTACTATTTTTTTCTGGTGAGGGGGAGCGGACTTGGTTCGTTCATAGCGCCATGGCTCGACGCAAAGACGATCCCGCACGGCAGGAAGCGAAGGGCTTCCCAGGCCGGCGCAAGTCCAAGGTGCTGAAAGAGGTTGCCGCAGCGGTCGCCAGTGCGGAATCCGAGGCGGGCCGGGGCGAGCCCTTCGGCGTTCCGAGCTTTTTCAGCAAGGCACCGGCCTACTATCGCCGAGCGATCGACGAGTGGAATGCGCAGTCCGACACCCTTCGGGCAAGCGGTCGCCGCCGGCCGGGCTACCGCTCGGCTTTGGCGCGGTACTGCATCTGGACGCAGATCTATGAGGCGTCGGTGGATCAGCTTCGCCGCGAATGTCCGAAGGGCGAGTTCATCATCGATTGGACGCCGGTCGGCGGCTCGACGCGCCGCATCCCGCATCCGGCGATCAAGATCATGGGCGACGCAGAGCCGATCCTGCGTCACCTCGAAGGCGAGTTCGGTTTCACGCCCCGTTCTGACAGCGACCTGATGCGGGTCGAGTCGTTCAACCGCTCACAGATGCGGCTGCCGCTCGGCGACGGGAGCGGCCCGCCTCGGCCTTCCGCGGGAGGCCTTCCGCCGGAGGGCGATCCCATGGACCTGATGGACTCTCTGGATAGCGCTCCACCGACGATGAACTGAGCGGCGCCAGGTGAGGGATCAGCAGGCAGACAGACTGCCGGATTGGATTGCAGACGGGACGGACGGCGAGCCTTACGAGTGGGTGACTTCGGCGTGGGAGCGGGCCGCCTCGATCCCCGGCGCTTGGTTCGACCATGCCAAGGCCGAAGGCGTCGTGAAGCGCTGGCCGGAGATCTTCCGGCTGACCAACGACCGCTTCAAGGGCATCCCTTTTCTGCTGCTGCCCTGGCAAAAGATCGTCGTTCGGCTTTTCGTGGGATGGAAAAAGCCCATCGAAGTCCTCGACCCGGCCACGCACAGGATGGTGGTTGCGCATGTGCGGGTGTTCCGCCGGCTAGATCTCTGGATCCCGCGTAAGAATGGGAAGTCCGAATTCCTCGCTGCACTGGGAGCGCTTTTCTTCGTTCTGGAAAAGGTGGCGGGCGCTGAAGGCTATGTCTTCGCCCGGAACGAGGAACAGGGCTTCGTACCCTTCAACAAGCTCCAAGCGATCCTGAACGAGGCCGTGGGGCTAGTAGAGGATCGGAACGGCAATCAGCGCATCTTGATGACGAAGAAGTCTATCGAGGTGAAGGAAACGAATGCGGTCTGCGTGCTGCTGACCGGCAAGCCCGATGGAAAACACGGTCGCGCGCCGACCATGATCCTCGGTGACGAGATCCACGAGTGGACCACCCGCGAACTCGCGAACAACCTACGTCAGGGGACGGGTTCGCGGCTGCAGCCGGTCCAACTGTACGCTTCGACGGCTGGGCGGAAGGCCAACCGGGTCGGCTTCGAATGGTACGAAGAAAGCCTCGCCATCATGGCCGGCGAGATCGACGATCAGAGCACTTTGGTGGTGCATTTCGCGATCGCCGATGAGGACGATTGGACCGACGAGCGGGTCTGGCGCCGCGCGAACCCAAGCTTGGGGCTGACGCCGACGCTCGATTACTTGCGGGGCGAGTTCAAGGCGGCGAAGGGGCGCCCGGTCCAAGAGGCCTTGTTCCAGTGCTACCACCTCAACAGGTGGGTCGATCAGGTTGGTGGTTGGCTTCCGAAGTCGATCTGGGCGGCCTGCGCGCCCGATAAGGACGCCTGGAAGAGCGCTTATCAGGCTATGCGCGGGCGCAAGGGGTACGGTGCCTGCGACGTGTCGGCAGCCCGCGATCTCACGGCTCTGGTCTGGCTGTTCCCGCCCGACGAGGTGCATCCCCGTTGGGTGGTGCTGCCGATGTTCTGGGTGCCGGAAGAAACCCTGGCCGAACGCGCCGCCGAGGATCGGCGCGTAGACTGGAAGAAGTGGGTGGATGCCGGGGCTCTTCGGACCACTCCCGGCAACAGCGTGGATCAGGACTTCGTCGCCGAGGCGATCAAGGCCGGGATCGCAGATTTCGAGATCGAAGGGCTCGGCTTCGATCCCTGGAATGCTCGCAAGCTCATGACCGACCTCGAAAAGGACGGTGTGCCTATCGAGCTGATGGTGGAGATGCGTCAGGGCACCGCCACCTTGGGCGAGCCGACCAAGGTGTTCGAGCGCTTGGTGTTCGCCGGCAACTTCGATCACGGCGGCCACCCTGTCCTCGCCTGGATGGCCGGGCACTGTCGCGTCCGGTTCGACGAAAACCTGAACTACGTCCCGGCCAAGAAGGCCAGTTTGGACAAGATCGACGGCATCGTTGCCGCTGTGATGTGCTTGGCGCTGGCGGTCAATGAGGAGGGCGACAAGATGAACATAGACGAATTCTTGAAAAACCCGGTTTGGGCCTAGCTCGAATGGGCCTGAAGACGGCGCTGCGGCGCTTCGCCGGCCTGGAATTCAAGGGGCAGCCGCCCTCGGTCGGTGACGCGAAGGTTGCGCGTCTCTGGGGGCGGCTGTTCGGGTGGGGCGAGACGGCGGCCGGTAAGGCTGTGACGCCCGAGACCGCCCTGCAGGTGTCCGCGTTCTGGGCCTGCGTGAAGCTGTTGGCCGAGACCATCGCGACGCTGCCCATCGGGTTCTTCGAGCGTAGCGCAAATGGTGGGCGCAGCGCTGCGAACGATCATCCGCTTGCCTACCTGCTGCGGGTGAGCCCGGATGGCGAGCATACGGCCGTCGAGTTCTGGGAAGGTGCCGTCATCGCCATGTGCCTTCACGGCGATGCCTTCGCCGAGAAAGTCAGGAACGGACAGGGCCGCCTGATCGCGCTGCAACCGCTTCGGTCGGACCTGATGACGGTGCGCCGCGATGCGGATGGGGCGATCGAATATGCCTATGCCGATCCGGACGGGCGGCGCGTCCTCGGCGAAACGGAAGTGTTTCACCTGCGGGCCTTCGGCGGTTCCGGTCTTAGGGGGCTCGCGCCCCTGATGTACGCGCGGCAAACGCTGTCGTCGGCGATCGCGGCCGACGAGGCGGCCGGCAAGCTCTTCGCCAATGGGGTGCGCCCGAGCGGGGTGCTCGAAGTGGCGCAGACCCTGAAAAAGGAACAGCGCAAAGATCTCCGCGACAACGTCGTGGAGCCGCTGGCTGGCTCGCAGAATGCGGGCGGTGTCTTCGTCCTCGAAGCGGGGATGAAGTTCACCCCCATCAGCCTGTCACCAGCCGACAGCCAACTGTTGGAAACCCGTCGCTGGCACGTCGAGGAAATCGCTCGCTGGTTCGGCATGCCGCCTATCCTGATCGGGCACGCCTCGCAGGGCCAGACGATGTGGGGCACGGGCGTTGAGCAAATCGCCTTGTCATGGCTCGGGCTCGGCCTGCGCGCTCAGTTGAAGCGGATTGAGGCCGCCATCCTCCTGCGCCTGATTGAGCCGGCGGATCGGGGGCTGTTCTACGCCGAGTTCAATATCGACGGGCTGCTGCGTGCTGACAGTGCGGCGCGGGCCGCGCTCTATTCGTCGCTGGCTCAGAACGGAATCATGGATCGCGACGAGATCCGCGAGAAGGAAAACCTCAATCGCCGGGGCGGGGGAGCGAGCAAGCTCACCGTGCAGTCGAACCTGCTGCCCATCGACGATCTCGGGAAGACGGCGCCCGCGCCGGTCCCGACACCTTCCGACCCCCAACGATAGGCCAGCCATGCGCACAGAAATCATGGTCGCCCCCCTCGAAATGAAGTTCGCGGGGTCTCCGGACGCGGGCGAATTCGAGGGCTATGGCGCCTTCTTCGGCAACATCGATCTCCACGGGGATCGCATCATGCCGGGCGCCTTCACTTCCTCTCTTGCCGAGAGCAAAGCGGCCGGACGTGGCATCCCGATGCACGTCAATCATGGCCTGCTCGCCCTCGGTGGTCAGCGTGGTGTCGGCGTGTGGCCCGAGATCAGCGAGGATGCGAAGGGCCTACGTGTGAAGGGGAAGGTGTCCGGCATGAACACGGATGCCGGCCGGCACCTGTTCGAACGGGTCAAGGACGGCGCCTTTCCAGGGCTGTCGATCGGGTACAGGGTCGCGACCAACGGGGCGAGCTACGGCACCAAGGCCGGCGAGCCTCGTCGCACGCTCAAGGCGCTCCACCTTCACGAAATCAGCCTTGTCGATACGCCCTCGAACGGTTCGGCGTTGATCGACGGTTTCAAGACTGCGCTTTTCCAGGCTGATCCGACCTCTGCCGCCGCATCCATTGCCGACGCGATGCGCCTGCATGACAAGCACATGGGGAGCGACGGCTACGGCTACGGCAGCGCTGCCATGAAAGAGCGGGCCCAGGTGATGAACCACCTGCGCGATGCGCACGAGGCGCTGACCGGTGTGCGGGCCCCCATCGATCTGGTGGCCTGGAAGGCTGCCCCCACGATTCGCGATGTCGAGACGATCCTCCGAGAGGAGTTCAATCTCTCGCACGCGCAAGCCCGCGCCATCGCCGAGCGCAGGTTCAAGGCGGCCCCTCGGGACGAGGGGGACGAGGCGAACACCCATGGGGTCGCTGCGCTCCGCGAAGCGCTCGGCGGCTTCAAGCTTCCGCAGTTCTGAGGAATCCCACCATGCTGATGACCCGTACCACCGCCCGCAAGGGTGCGTTTCATGCTGCGTTCCTGGCAGCTTGCTCCATCGGCGGCATCCGTGTCGCGCTCGACAAGCCGAACGAGGGCGGTTCAGGCGGGGAGGGGGAGCTTGCTGCCCTCGCCCGCGATCTCAAGACGGCGACCGACGAGGTGAAGACCTTCGCCGAGAAGTCGCAGACCGAGATGAAGAATCTCGGGAAGGTCACCGACGAGACGAAGGCAGCGGCCGACAAGGCGCTGACCGAGATGGGCGGCATCACCTCCCGGCTCACCGAGGTCGAGCAGAAGCTTGCCCGGCGCGGCGGTGGCGGTGGCTCGAGCTCGGAGCACAAGTCGATCGGTCAGCTCGTCATCGACAGCGACGAGGTGAAGGCTGCTGCGGCCATGGGCGACCGCTGGAAGGGCTCGCTTGGCGTCGAGGTCAAGACGATCACCAGCGCCAGTGCGACCGGCACCTCTGCCGCCACGGCCCTGGTGCAGCCGGATCGCTCCATCGGCATGCTCGGCTTGGCTCAGCGGCCGATGACCATCCGCGATCTGCTGATGCCGGGTCGGACCACCTCCGGCGTCATCGAGTATGCTCGCCAGACCGTTCGGAACCTCAACGCCGCGACGGTGGCCGAAAACCCGTCCGCGCCCAAGCCGCAGTCGGATCTCGCCTATGAGCTGACCAATACGAAGGTCGCGACCATCGCGCACTGGATTCCGGCCTCGAAGCAGATCCTCGCCGATGCCCCGCAGCTTCAGAGCGAGATCGACGGCGAGCTGCGCTACGGCCTCGCCTTCACCGAAGAGCAGCAGCTGCTGCTCGGTGACGGTACTGGCACCAACCTGCTCGGGCTGATGCCGCAGGCGACGGCCTACGTCGCGCCGTCCGGTGTGACGATCTCGGGTGAAACCCGCCTCGACCGGCTGCGTCTCGCCATGTTGCAGGCGACCCTGGCGCTCTATCCTGCAACCGGCCACGTCCTCAACCCGACCGATTGGGCGGCAATCGAACTCGCGAAGGACTCGCAGGGCCGGTACATCTGGGCGAACCCGGCCGGGCTGATCGGCCCGACGTTGTGGGGGCTGCCGGTCGCGGTGTCGCTCGCAATGCCGCAGAACCAGTTCCTCACGGGCGCGCTGCGCCTCGCCGCGCAGATCTTCGACCGCGAAGATGCGCACGTGCTGATCTCGACCGAGGATCGGGACAACTTCGTGAAGAACATGGTCACGATCCTCGCAGAGGAGCGATTGGCGCTCGTCGTCAAGCGTCCGCAAGCGCTGATCAAGGGCAACTTCACGATCTCGCCCGCCGCCTAACGGAAGTCCGTCCAGCAGGGTCGCCGCTGGGCGGCCCTGTTCTTTTCATTCGAAGTAGCGGAGGCCCGGCATGTCCGACCTTATCAAGATGAGGGCGAAGACAACGTTTCAGAATGACCGCATTCGGGGCGGCGTGAACGGGGCGGTGAGCGATGGCGACCTGTTCGAGACCGATCGGAACCACGCTATCGACCTCGCGCGTCTCGGCCACGCCGATCCCGTGAAGGGTTCTGTGCTCGATATCGGTGTGGCTCCTCTGGATCCGCATCACTCCGTGTCTGGGGCTGCCTTGCAGGCTGACCGCGAGCGCCGTGATGCTGATCTACGGAGTATCGCCCAGACCGTCCTCGTGGCGCGCGAGAATGCGGAGCGCGAGATCGCCGATGTCGAACGCAAGGCCAGTGAGCGCCTGGAAGCGATCGGCCGGGATCTGGTGACCGCCGAGGGGCAACGCGACGAGCGACTGCGTGCCCTCGCCGACGAGGTCCGCGAGGCTGAGGAGGTGGCCCGTGCTGCTGTCGAGGCTGCTAATGCGCGAGCTGCGGCGGCGAGTGCTGAGGGCGCCGAGCCGCGGGCTGATGCGGGAGAAGGCGAGGGCGCTTCCTCCGAGTCGAAGAAGCGTCGCGGCGCTGGCTGAGATCAGGGCACCCCATGAGCGTCGTCGTCGTCACGCCACCGCAGGAAATCGTATCGCTCGACGAGGCGAAGCGTCATCTGCGCGTCGAGCATGCTGGCGACGACGCCTATATTGAAAGCCTCGTAGCGGTTGCTACGGGCTGGCTCGACGGGCCGGATGGTTGGCTCGGCCGCGCGCTCGGTGAGCAGGTGTTGGAAGCCGCCTTTCCAACGCATCTCGCGCAGAGTGACCGTTCATATTCCTTTCCGCCCTTCCGCGCCCTCGTGAGTGAGGTGCCGCAGCCTGACGGTCGCGAGACCGTCGTGCGCTGGCGGGCGGGTTATCCGATCGCTGACGGAAAGAGCGCGGTGCCGGCCCCGGTCCGGCACGCCATCCTGCTGATGGTCGGGCACCTTTATGCGAACCGGGATGCCGTCACGATGGCGACAGCGAAACCGGAGCAACTGCCGCTCGGTGTCGAGGCGCTGTTGGCGCCCTTCCGAGTTTGGGCGTCCTGATGCCTCGCTCTGGCGACCTGCGCGAGCGAGTGCGCTTCGAGGCTCGGATCGCTGCCGAAGACGGCTACGGGAACAGGCGCGCCGAGTTTGAAGCGAAGTTCTCACGGGCTGCGGCCTTCCTGATGAAGCCGGGCTCCGAAACCGTTCTGGCGGGCCGGCTCCAAGGGCAGCAGCCTGTCACGATCATTGTGCGCTTCGACCCCGACACCCGGCAGATCACGTCGGGGTGGCGAGTGGTCGATGAGCGCGCCGGCACGGTCTACGCGATCCGCGCCGCTGAGGACATGGACCGGCGCCGGCAGTGGCTGACCCTGGTCTGCATTGCGGGGGAGCCGGCTTGATGGCGCGACGTGTCCGATTCCTGCGGGACTTCGACTTCTGGCCCCGGCCCTCCGTCGTGGTGGCGCATCGGCTCGGTGAGGTGAAGCTCATCCCGCAAATCCAGTTCGAGGCCGCAGTCGCGGCCGGGGCGATCGAGGTGGTCGATGGCAAAGGGCGTGAAGACGGCGGGCCGGAGCGCCCTTCTGCGGAAGCTGGCGCTGCTTCCGGAGGCGGCGCGACGGGAGATCGCGAAGGCAATTGAACAGAGCGCGGAGGAAATCGCGGCGGCGCAGCGACGGCAGGCGCCGAAACGGACGGGCGCGCTTGAGCGCAGCATCGTCGTCAGCCGCGGAGGTGTCGTGCCCAAATATGCCTCGGTTGGTCGGTCCGGTGTGACCGAGAAGGGCGACCCCGACCTGACCGTTATCGTCTCGGCCGGCAACGACCGAGTCCGCTACGCGCACCTCGTCGAATTCGGCACTGCGCCGCACGAGAACAAGGGGCTGTTCGAGGGGTCGCAGCATCCCGGCACAAGGCCTTCTCCGTTCTTCTTCCCAGTCTATCGGGCTTATCGCAGGCGTGTGAAATCGCGCCTGACGAGGGCGACGAAGAAAGCGGCGCGGTCAGTCGCTGCCGGCGGCGGGGGCGGCGAATGAGCGCCGAACTGGCCCTGCAGGGCGCGTTGTACGATGCCCTGCGGGCAGTCCCGGCGCTGATGGCGCCCCCCCTGTCCGGGCGCATCCTGGATCGTGTCGAGGAAGACGAATCGCGCCCCTACCTGCATCTGCGGTCGTTTCAGGCGATCGACGACGGGGCCGACTGCGTGGACGGCATCGAGATCTTCGCAGATCTCGATGTGTGGTCGGAAGGCGTCGGCAAGCCCGAAGCCTCTCGCCTTGCCGGGATCGTCCGCGACGCGCTGCACGGGCAGGATCTCAGCCTCGCCGCGCCGTGGGCCCTCGTCGACGTCGCTCACCGAGACACCACCATCGACGACAGCGGAGGGCGGATTGTCCGCGCCCGCATGACATTCCGCGCCCTCGTCGAGCGCGTACCCTGACAGCGAGGAACCCACCATGTCCCAGGCTCAGACCGTCCCGTTTTCGGGGCTCAAGGTGCTGTTGGAGAGCGCTACCATCGCCGGCACCTTCGTGGCCCCGTGCGGGCTCACCGAGCGGTCGTTCACCCTGTCGAAGGAAACCAACGACACCACTGTGCCCGATTGCGACAATGAGGACGCGCCCGGCTGGGTCGAGCGCGATGTGGTCTCGAAGTCGGCCGCGATCTCCGGCGAGGGTGTGATGGCGCGTCAGTCCATCGCCCGCTGGCAAGCGGCATATGAGAGCGACGAGCCAGTCAAGGTGCGCGTCGAGCGCGCTGGCACGGCGGCGCAGGGCGGCGGCTCCTATCTCGCCAGCTATCACCTGACCAGCTTCGAGCAGGGCGGGACGAAGGGCGAGCGGGCGACCGTTTCCGTCGAGCTGCAATCGACGGGGCCTGTCGTCTTCACGCCCGCCGCCTGAGACGCGCCGATGAGTCGCGACGGAAGCATCGATCTCGACCTCGGCGGCGACACCTACCGGTTTCGCCTCGCCATCGGTGACCTCGAATCGCTGCAGGAGGAAACCGGGATCGGAGCCGCAGAGCATCTGCACCGCCTCTACGTCGGCGAGAGCGCGTGCTTCCGTCATCTTCGGGTGATCCTACGTACCGCCCTCATCGGCGGTGGGATGGACGTGCCGGCCGCGCATGTGATTACCCGTGGCCTCGACGAAAGGCCTCTTGTGCCGTTACTGGCGGCGGCTTCCCTGGTTATCGCCGCCGCACTGGAAGGTGCCGACGATGAGCCACTGCCGCATCGCGCGAGCAAGGATCACGGGCCGCCGCTTCCGGACGGAAAGATGCCGTTCCGAACCTTCTACGAAGCGGCGGCTGCGATGCAGCTACCGACGGCCGATTTGCGGCGCATGAGCCTCTGGCAGTTCGCTGTCTATGTGGCGGGCTTCAACAAGGCGCAGAACCCCGGTCAGCCCGATCCTCTCACCGACATCGAGGAGGAAGCCCTCTGGAACTGGCTCAGCGAGCCGAAGCCGGGGGATGCCTAAAAGCTCAATATGATGCGTGAGAGAAGCGGCAGGATGCCGACTTCATGTCCGTCTCAAATCGCATATTTACAGTCCCAAACGCCTTTTCTCCTGGCTGGATGTTTTTGATCACGCCAGTTCCAGTATTAACTGGCGCTTGGCTGCTATCGAACGCAGTGCAATCAACGAAAATTGAATGCGCTAATCTATCCGCGTTACTTTTGACGCCGAAGTTGATGCGCATGAATGCGCCGTCGCGTCCTGCTCTTTCTGTGGTGACATCGAACGTCGCTGCCGCCGCAGGCTGGATCGGGCCCAGAAGTAGAATGAGCGGAGCGAGTATTTTGAGCATCGAGATCCCCCATGGCTACCGATCTTGAGCGCCTTGTCGTCTCGCTTGAGGCGAACATCAAGAAATATGAACGCGAACTAGCTCGCTCGCGCGGCGTAGCCGACGGCGCGTTACGTGACGTTGAGCGCACTGTCAGCGACAGTGCGGGCAAAATCGAGACGCAGATGGGCCGCGTCGGATCGAGCATTCGCAACGGTATAGCAACAGCTCTCGCCAGTATATCTGTCGGAAAGCTTGCGGAACTCGTGGACTCTAATACGAAAGTCCAGAATTCCCTGAAGGTTTCCGGCTTGACCGGAGAGGAACTTGCGAAGACATACGACCAGCTTTTCGCCTCGGCGCAGCGAAACGGCACTCCGCTTGAAGCTCTTTCGACACTCTACGGCCGGCTCAGTCTGGCGCAGAAAGAGTTGAACGTTACGGCGCCTGAGCTGATCAAATTTACCGATGGGGTAGCCTTGGCGCTTAGAGTGTCAGGGCAGAGTGCAACGGAGGCATCCGGGGCCCTTCTACAGCTTTCGCAGGCGCTAGGCGGCGGCAAGATCCAGGCAGAAGAGTATAACAGCCTTATCGACGGGGCTCAGCCGGTTCTGCGAGCGGTTGCCGCCGGGCTTGAAGAGGCGGGTGGCTCTGTAAGCAAGCTGACCGCGTTGGTGAAGGATGGGAAGGTTTCGTCAGAAGCGTTCTTCCGTGCCTTCGAGGCCGGGCGGCCGGTGCTGGACGAAATGGCGTCGAGCACAGCCCCGACAATCAGCCAAGAGCTGCAGCGAGTAACCAACGCGCTTAGTCGTGTCGTTGGCGAAATGTCGGAAGCCGCAGAGGCAACCAAGCTTCTCAAGCAAGCTTTTGATGCTTTGATTTCTGTAATAAATGAAGCTCCTAAGGTTTTTGAGCAGGATCTAAAAGACCTCGCGAAAATTGCCGATGCAGCTAGGGCGATCGGCGACGCCGTTCGGTACGCCTCAAGCACGATCGCCGTTCTTCGAGGACAGCCCCTTCCGCAGGAAAGTGACGATCCGCCGCCGCTTGCTATCCGAGTGCGACCACCCGCGCCGAAGCGTACAATTGAGGGTGAGGCGACGGGCCCAATCAAGACAGTATCCCTTAAAAGCTTCAAAGTCCCAGGCGAAAAAGACAAGAAAGAAAAGGGCTCAAAAGATAAAGTTGATGAATATGAGCGGGAAGTCGCATCTATTGAAAAGCGTACGCGCGGGTTCGATAGCGAACGAGAGGCGATCGGTAAATCGGCCGCGGAAGTTGCTAAAGCAGAGGCGGCATTCCGTCTCTTGGAAGCAGCTAAGAAGGCAAACGTGCCTGTCACTGATGAGCTTCGGACAAAGATCGATACGCTCTCGACTGCCTATGCAAATGCGAAGGTGCGTCTCGATGAAGCTGAAGAAGCGCAGCAGCGTGCCGCCAACGCACAGCGTTATTTCGGTGCCGCAATGACCGACGCACTCAGTGACCTCGCGATTGAGGGGCGCAGCGTAACTGAGGTGTTCGAGAACCTGACGAAGTCCATTTTGAAAGCCGCAACGCAGGCGGCGCTGATGGGGACTGGACCACTCGCAGGCTTGTTTGGCTCGCCGGCCGGGCCGAACGGCGGTGCGGGCGGCATTCTCGGTTCGCTGCTCGGCGGCCTCTCGCAGAACCCGACCGGGCGCTACTCTGGCGGCCCGGTGAAGGCAGGCGTCGGTTACGATGTTGGCGAGAGCGGGCGGGAAAAGTTCGTGCCTACCACTCCGGGCCGGATCATTCCTAACCGCAAGTTGGGTGGTGGCAGCGTGCAAGTATTCGACCAGCGCTCTATGGCGGCGCCGCCGGTCGAGACTCGCCGTGGCCCAGGCGGCAACCCGCAGATCTTCGTGCGCGATGCATACAACAGCATGCAAGGCGAGGCGCGGCGCCGGGGCCAGCGTGGGCCGGGCTACGGAGTGGGCTGACGAATGGCTATTCCATCTTGGCCGTCCACGTTGCCGCCGCTGATCGGGCAGATTGGCAGTCTCGGCACCGAGCAGCTCTACATCCCGCCGCAAGAAACACAGTTCGATGACGGGCCGAGCCGGATGCGCCGCCGCTCGCTGTTCGACGAGACTCCGCGAAGTATCACGCTGAAGCTGACCCGAGCGCAGTTCGTCGTCTTTCGCGCCTTCGTGCGGGACACGCTCAACTGCGGTGCTCGTCGTTTCACTGCTTCCGTGCGCCAGCCCGATGGGCATCTCGGGCAGCGGACATGCCGCATCAAGGGGGCTGTTTCCGAGACGGATCAGGGGCGGACTTCGACCGTCGCTTTCACCCTCGTCGTTCAGGATTGGTGATCCGCATGCGCTTCATCTCGACCTTCTTGTTCGGTGTCACCGTGGGTGCGTTCAGCGTTGCTCTGTTCCTCGTCTCCAGCGGCGGGCTCACCGTTGCGATGGGAGTGCGGTAGCCATGACGGTGAGCGCAGCCCTTCGTGAGACCTACGCCTCAGGCGATGACGAGTGCGTTGTCGTCGAAACGCTGGAAGTGGATCACCCCTCGCTCGATGGCCCGATCCGCCTGGTGCGGAACGTTGACAGCGAACTCGGCGAGCCCGGCGAAATGATGAGCCTGCCGATCGTCGCAGGTGGGCCGCGGTTGCCGCACCTGTTCTGCGCCTTCGAGCTGATTGCCCCCGGCGCCGACAGCGACGGCCCGACCGAGGGCAAGCTCCGCATGGACAACGTGTCGGACGTTCTCCACGGGCTGCTCAAGAACGTGGTCGGCTACGACCAGGCCATCCGGGTCACCTTCCGGTTTTACCGCGTGCTGCCGGGCCGGCTCGATGCCGTGACCGGTCCCGACGACGACGGCTACAGCGACCTGGAAATGACGGCGGTCGAACTCTCGGCCGACAGCGCCGAGGGTGCCATCTCGTGGCCCGACGGACGGCAGCAGAACGTGCCCTCTGGCCCGAATGCCTTCTTCGACCGCGCCAGCTACCCGGCCCTGTTCACGTGAATGCCCGCGCCGCGTTCCTGCGCCGTTGGCGCGGGACGCCCTACGATAAGGTCGAGTGCAATTGCTGGTGGCTCGCCGCGCTGGCACAGGCCGAGTTGTTCGGCCGGACGCTTCCGGCGGCAGACCCGGCCTTGGTGGCGGACCTCCGCGCCCGCGCCGAGGCGATGGCGACGCACCCTGCCCGCGCCGAATGGCGCGAGATCCCGGTGCCCGTGGACGGCGCCATGGTGCTGATGGGCAAGGTCGCCGGCGCCGAGACCCATTGCGGCGTCTACCTTGCCCAGGATGGCGGCCTGATCCTGCACACCGACGAGCGGCACGGCGTCGTGCTCGACTCGCCGCTTGAACTCGCCGCGGCCAAGCGCTGGCGGCTGACGTACCTCATCCCCGCCTGAGAGAGGCACCTCCATGAACCGTCGATCCGTTCTGCGGTGGCTCGGCCTTGCGCCGGTCGCCGCTCCTGCTGCCATGGCTGCGGCGAGTGCGCCGGCCCTGCCGCCCATCGATTATTCGGCACTCACCCGTGACGTGGTTGATCATGCGCAGCGCGTCGTCGCAGCATCCGATGCGGCGTTCACCAAGCAAGTTGAAGATGTGGTCGCTCGCATTAACGCTAACACCGAGCAGGTCAGACGCATCATCAGCGCCGAGCAGCGCATCTCGGCAGCGGAAGGCCGGATCGGCATGCTTGTAACCACCGCCGCCGGCTGACTCCAACCACATGACCCTCATCGTCACCGCGAACATCGCCGGGCAAACCCGCGGCGAGCCCGTGCGGCTGCCTGATCGGCGTCGTCGTCGGCTCTCTACGATCATCGCCCGGCACCAGCCGCCGCCCGGCCGGAAGTTCATCGTCTCGGTTCACCGCCGCGGCGAGACCTTCCTGCGCCCGACGGATGGTTCGGTGCGCCTTCGCGCGAACTGGCGCCGCACCCTGGTCGGCCCTGACGACACGGTGCTGATCACGATGGTGCCGCTCGGCGGAAAGGGCATGTCGATCGGGCTCACCATCGCCTCGCTCGCGCTGATCGTGCTCGCCCCCTACGCCGCGCCCGCCCTTGCCGGCGCGGCCGTCTTCGGCGCAGGCGTCGGCGCGACCTCGGGCAGCCTCGCCGTCGCGATCCAGGCCGGCCTCGTCATCGGCGGTGTCGCGCTCGGCTACGCCGCGCAAGCTTCGGCTGCGGCCAAGAAGAAGACCGAGCGCAGCCTGTTCAGCGTCACCGGCGGCGGCAACGTGCCGAAACCGGGCGCGCGCAAGCCACTGCTCTATGGTCGGTGCTGGACCACCCCGCCGCTCAGCCAGAAGGATTATTTCGCTTACGACGGCGACACGATGGTGCTGACCAAGCGCATGACGCTCGGCATCGGCCGGTTCCAGATCCACGCCGTGCATGTCGGCGAGGCGGTGTTCTGGACCGAGGGCAGCGGCATCCAGGCGCCTTTCACTGCAACCGTCGGCCCGCTCGGCACCGACATCGAGTTCCTGTACGCTCAGCCCTCGGCCATCGCGCCGGGTGACGTGATCTCGTCGCCGTCCGTCGGCGGGCAGGAGATGCCGCGGCCGGGCGGCAATCCCGAGTGGACGCCGTGGTTCCGGCTGACCCCGCAGGGCGTCACGGCCGACGCCGCGCAGATGTCGTGGACCTATCCGGCGATCTACCGGGTGTCGTCCCAGGGGCGGCAGACGCCGACGGTGGCGGGTGTCATCTTCCAGGCGCGCGAGATCAACCCGAACACGGGTGAGGTGATCGGGCCCGAGTTCGTGCTGCACAATTCCAGCGAGGGCGCCACCGCACTGACGACCACGCCGCTGCGCCGGTCGGCCTACGTTCGGCTGCCGAGGAACGGTGCCTTTCAGGTGCGGGCACAGAATGCATGGCCCGAGGCGGTCGGGTTCGAGCAGAAGAACGCCGCCTCGTGGGATGAGATGGCGGCGATCAAGGACGATGTCCGGATCCGGCCGAACACCACCGAGATCGTCATGCGGGTGCGGGCCGGGAAGGGCCTGACCGTCACCGCCTTCTCCGAGATCTGGGTCGATGCCACCCGCATCGTGCCGGTCTACGATGAGGCGATGAAGACATGGTCGGAGCAGCCGACCCGCAAAGCGGTCTGGGCGTTCGCCGATCTCGTGCGCTCGCAGCACGGCCTCGCGCTACCGAACGGCTTCGACGCGGAGAAGGCGGACTATTACGCCGGCTTGCTCGACGCGAACGACACCTTCGACGGCGCCCTGCCCGAGGTGTCGTCGTTCTGGGAAGCGGCGTCAGAGGTGCTGCTGCCGCTGCGCGCTGACCCGGTGAAGGTCGGGCCGGTGCATTCGTTCGTCCGTGACGAGAGCCGCGGAGAGCCGCGGCACGTCCTCTCCCGCCGGCAGATCGTCCGCGACAGCGGAGGCGCGACCTTCAAGACGAAGGTCGAGGGCGGCGACGTCATCGTCGAGTTCGACCGCGACGGCGATCCGCGCCGGCCCGACGAGGTCCGGTTCAGCTACGGCCCGGCCACCCGCACGCCGAAGCGCTACCGGGTCAACGGCATCCGCGACGGTCTCCACGCGCTGAAGCACGCGACGTGGCTCGCGGCGGTCGCTGTGTTCCGCGGCGCCGAGCGGCGCATCACGACTGAATGGGATGGGCGCCTCGTCTTTCCCGGCGACCATGTCCTGTCGGATCTCTGGTACCTGAAGGGAAAGCGGACCTTCGGCGTCGCTTCTGCCGCCGGCAATATGCTGACGCTAGACGTCACCGCCAACGTGCCGGCCGAATGGGGCTACGGCTCCATCCGTACCCGCGAGGGGCGGGAATGGGGCATCTTGCGGATGCGCGGCGTCGGCGCTCGCGGCCTGGAACTGCATCCCGAGGACGTGACGGCGCTCGAGGCGCGGGTCCATCAGACCCCGAACGGCCCGGTCCGCCTCTGGCTGACCGATGTGCTGGCCCGCGACACGCAGGGCCCGACCACCATCGTCATCGGCGACCTCGTCGAGCTGCAGGAGACCTACGTCGCTCGCTCGGCCGTCCCGAGCGATGCCGACCACGTCCAGATCGAGATGGTGGCCGACGACGCGCGCGTCTGGCAGATCCTCGACGAGCAGGTCATCGCGCCGGCCCCGGTCAACGCCGACGGCCTCGCCGAACCGCTGATCCCGCAGATTTCGGTACTGCACGCCCGGTGCGAGCGGATCGAGACCGGCATCGAGGTCGTCTGGGGCGTGTCCGTCACCCGTGGCGCTCGGAACTACGAGGCCGACATCTCCTACGATGCCGGAGGCACCTGGGAGCCCTTGTCCCCCTATGGCCCGGCATCGAGCGGCCGGGCGCAGATGCGGCAGTCCGACAAGCCGGTGACGGTCCGCGCGCGCGCCTTCGGACGCACTGGCCTGCCGGGCGACTACGTGGACACCACGTTCACCACCGTCGCGCCGATCGTCCAGGGCAGCCTTGTGGATGTCTCAACGATCCCGCCCATCCCCTACGAGAAGTTGGGGCCGGACGCGCAGGGCAAGATCGCCGCCGCCCAAGCCGCGGCCAATGCGGCGCAGGAAGCCGCCGACGCTGCGAGCCAAGAGGCGACCAGCGCCCTCGCCAGCGCCTACGGCCGTCTCGACGACCTGCGCCGTGCGCTCGCAGCGGACCCATCCGTGCGGATCGGGTTCGTCGATGCCGTGATGGGCGACGTCCGCAAGGACATCTCGCTCCTGACTGAGGCGACCTTCCGGCTGCTCGCCGACGTGGCGACCTTGCGCGACAACCAGGCCGCGGCCGGCATCGAGATCCTGCCCGACGAGGGCCGGGTGCGCATCGCGGCAGTGGCGCGCCTGGAAGCCGAGACCGGCGAGCGCCTGACTTCGCTCTCTGTGCTGGTCAATGCGCTCAAGGGTCAGATCGAGCTCTACGGATCGGTCCAGGGCAAGGACGTGTCCGGCCTCGTCACCGAGATCAACGCCGTCCGTGTTCGCCTCGATGCGGTGGCCGCGACAGTCTCGACGCTGGCGACCTCGGCGCAGTTCGACGGGGTGAGTGCACGTCTCGGCACTGCCGAGCAGACCATCACCGCACAGGGCGCCTCGATCGAGCAGCGGGCCACGCTGACCACGGTGAATGCTCAGGGCGTCCGCCTCAACTCAGCGGAAACGCGGATCTCGGCCGCCGAGGGCAGCATCCGCAACGTCGTCACCGCCGCCGGCACGAGCGCTGTCGATCTGCCGCTGATGATCGGAACGCTGGCGCAGATGCTCGAATACCTCGGCGAGCAAACCGGGGGGCTGTACGAGCACGTCGCTCGCGCCGAGACCGCGACCTCCGCGAACTTCGACGAGGCGGGCCGGGCCGTCGCCGAGGTGTCCACGCGCTTGCTCGCCTTCCAGGGCGACGCAGCGGCACAGTTCCTCGATGTCACGCGGGCGATCGCCGGCAACGGTCAGGCCCTGGTGCAGAGCCAGACGTTGCTTTCGGCGCAGATCGGCAAGGTCGCAGCCGACGTCACGTCGGAGATCCAGGTGCGGGCCGCGGCCGACGCGGCGCAGACGACCCGCATCGACGGGGCGGTGTCACGGATCGGGACCGCGGAGGCGCGGCTCATCACGGAGGAGCAGACGCGCGCCAGCGAAACCAGCGCTCTTTCGAGCCGCCTGACCAGCGTCACGAGCCGGGTTGGCTCGTCCGAGGCCGCAATCACCACCCTCGGCCAAGCGATCACGGACAACTTCAGCAGCGCCGCCTCGCAGTTTCAGGGCATATCCGTGCGCTTTGGTAATGCGGAGGGCAAGGTCGCCTCGTCTGAGGCGAACATCCAGACCCTGTTCACGTCGTACGCTGCAGGAGATGCCGCCAATGCGCAGACGATCAACGTGCTTCGGGCCGACTTCACGGCGACCATCGGCAGCCTGAACGCGTACAATGTCGAGACGCGGCAGGTGATTGCCAACGGCGACAGCGCGCAGGCCACCCGCACCGACCAACTCATCGCCCAGACCAATGGGGATCGCACCTACTTCCTGGCCTCAGAGCGGGCGCGGATCGACACGGAGGGAGCGCTCAGTCAGCAGATCAGCGGCCTCGGCTCCCGGCTTGGGGGCACCGAAAGCACGGTCAACCAAATCTCGACCACGCTGTCGAACAACTACATCGCGCAGGCTAACACCAACATCGATCTCTATGCCCGCTCTGATGCCGGCACTGCATTCGGCCGAATCAAGTTCGAGGCGGTCTCGGCTCCGGCCGGCGTGACGGTCCGGTTCTCGATCCAGCTTTCGACCGAGCGGAACGGCTTTTACCGCAACTCCGGCCTGTTCATGGACATCTTGGGCGATGGTTCGTCCCGGATCCTGTTCGATGCAAACCTGATCGCGTTCACCGCGAACGGAGGCACGACCTATCCGTTCCGCTTTACTGGTGCGGAAACTTATATCGACACGCTTCGGCTTGGGCCGGGCAACTTTCTGCCGAACAGTATCTCGCAGTCAAACAGCGGATACGATCCTAATGCGAGCTCTATTCAATTCGGCATTGTAACCCGCCCTGGATCGGCGGTCATGATTTTCGCTGAGTTTTACGGCCAGCCGCAGGCTGTACGCCCGATCGGCTCGGAAGGTGTCTTGCGCATCGCGCGGGACGGCACTCCCCTGCGGGATAAGGGCGTCAATTACTACGTTACGCCAACGGGCAGTGTTCCGTCGCTGCAAACACTTGGCACCGAGTCTATCTACACAGACAGGCCCCCGCCTGGATACCACGTCTATACAATTAGCGTGACGAACGGTCAGACCGGTCTGGCCTACACCTACATCGAGATCACCGGCTCCTAAGCCGTCGCGTGCCCGATCACCTTCCGCACGACTCCGCGAACAATTCCGCTTCGCTATCACCTCGCTTCTGAGGACGCTTCCCTATGCCTCTCTACGGCCCCTCGACCGCGACCGCGTCGGTCTCCGTCAACACCAACTCGGTGGCGATCGCCGGCATGGATCTGAACGCCGTCGTTCAGCAGGGCATGACGATCAATTTTGGCTCTCGCGAGCGGGCTATGGGAGACGCCTATATCATCAACACGGTGGTCCCGAATGGCACGAACGGCGGCACGCTCACCCTCGCCGGTATCGTGCCGATCACGCATGTGTCCGCACCCTTCCTGATCGACACGCGCGGGTTCAACGGCACCGATTCCAGCTTTGCGGCGGCGGTGAGCCTCAAGCTGTTGCAGTCGCTGAGTAACCTTCTCGGCCCCGCAACCAACCTGTTCGCGGGCGCGCGGCAACTCGTGCTCGACAAGGTGGCGACAACCGCCATCGGGCGCATCGCCTTCTCTACGGCCGGGCGGCCTTGGGGCGACATCGCGCATCGAGCGTTCAACTTCACCCCGACCGGCGGGGCGGCGGGAACGATCGAAACAATCGGCGTGCGGGCTTATCCCGACGGTGCCACGCCGGTGGACGCGCTTCTCATCAACTTGAACGCCGGGACCGGCGACCTCCGAAAGGGGGTGGTCCTCATGGCGTCGGGCTCGACCGTCGATCTTGGCTCGGCCCCGGCCGGCAAGGTCTATGTGACGGGTGCGGCGACGATCAACTCGTTTGGCAGCGGGCGCAATCTGGAACGCATTGTGCTGTTTACGGACGGCGCCGCCACGCTGGTGCACGGGCCGGCCCTCATTCTTCCGGGGCTAGCAAACATCCTCACTCGCGGTGGCGACATGCTGCACGCTGTCTCTGATGCGGATGGAAACTGGCGCGTCCTCAGTTATCAGCGCCTCGACGGCCGGTCACTCGTGCACAAGCTGATCGTCTCGGGAAACAGCGGCTCGGCCCCCATCCCTACGGGGGAAACGCGATATCTCGTGCATGGCCTCGTCGGCGGCCATCAAAGCAATGTTTACGTTCCGGCAGGGCGTAGAGGCAGGTTTAGCAACCTGCGTTGTGTTGGGCCAAGCGCGCCCGGTGACGGCCAAAGCTGGAGGTTTACGCTGCAAAAGCTGTTCACCGATACGGCTTTGAGCTGCTCGATCACCGGAAGCACGACCAATCAGGCCGCGGACACTGTAAATTCCGTAATATTCGAGGCCGGTGACCGCTGGTGCATCAAGGCAGTAAGTAGTCCAGGTGCTAGCGGTACCAACTGCATCCTGTTTGCTATGGATTTTGAGGTTCTGGACTAATGGCAACCCTTCTCCAAATTCGGGACGATCAGGGGCGCAAGCTCACCCTGCACACCATCGAGGATGGCGAGCCGCGTCCCGATCTGCCGGATGGCTGGTCCTTCGAGCCGGCTGACGACACGCCGCTCTGGACGGCGCCAGCCAACGCCATTTCGGACCGCCAGTTCGCGCAAGCGCTCGCGCTCGCCGGCACCATCTCCGAAGTCGAGGCGCTGGCCTGGGCCGCACGGGGCGATCTGCCCGCCGCCATGGAAGCCGCGCTGGCGAAGATCCCCGAGGCGGGCGGCCATCGCTTCGGCGCGCGCATGATGCTGGCCGGCGCGACCACCTTCGAGCGTAGCCACCCGCTTACCGAACAGCTCGGAGGCCTGCTGACCAACCCAGCCACCGGCACACCCTACGACGCCGCGGCGCTCGATGCGCTGTGGTCCCGCGCCGCCGCCCTGTGAGGAGCGATCCATGTTGACCCTGACCAAGACCGTCACGACGACGGAAACGCTCGATACTCCCGAAGCCGTCGCCGATCACGTCCACGCGGAGTTCTTGCGGCGCATGGCGGCCGCGCCGTTCAAGTACGGGGATCGGGTGCGGATCACCCGCCGCGACGGTATCCCGCCCGAGTTCATGGTCGGCGACGTCGGTACGGTGATGCTGTGCGATCCCGAGTTCCAGCAGATCACGACGCTGATGGGCGTGAACACCTCCGGCATGACGATCCAGTTCCCGGTGCAGACGGCGAACCTCGAACTCGTCTGACGCCAGCCCGCTCGCCGCGCCACCCGGCCCGAGCCTGAGACGACCCCTTCACATCGGAGAACACCAACATGGACGTCGCTGCGATTCAGCGCGCTCTCCTCGCGCGCGGGTATGCCGGAGGGGCGCGTTGATGGCTGCCTCGCTGGACACGAGCGCTTTCGCGCGCCTGCGCGCCGCCGGCTTCGTCTCGGCCGCGGCCCGGCTCACCGATTACGACCTCCCCCGCGTCGGCCATACCATCGGCGTTGGCGAAGACGAGATCCACGCCGTGATGGAGGTGGAGGCCTCCGGCGGCGGGTTCGACCGGCTCAAGCGGCCGAAGATGCTGTTCGAGCCGCATGTCTTCTGGCGCAACCTCTCGGGCGCGGCCCGTGCCCGCGCCGCTTCGCTGGGGCTCGCCTATGCTGCGTGGAAGCCCGGCGCCTACCCGACCGATAGTTACCCGCGTCTGATGCAGGCGCTCGCGATCGACGAGACCGCCGCGCTGATGGCCGCCTCATGGGGGCTGGGTCAGATCCTCGGCGAGAACCACAAGGCGGCGGGCTACGCGACCCCGCAGGCGATGGTGGTGGCGTTCTGCGAGCGCGGCGAGGCCGAGCACCTGGCGGCGATGGTTCGCTTCATTGTCACCAACGGCCTCGACGACGAACTGCGTCGGCACGATTGGGCCGGATTCGCCCGCGGCTACAACGGGGCGCAGTACGCCAAGCACGGCTATCACACGAAGCTCGCTGCTGCCTTCGCGAAGTGGTCGAAGATCAAGGACACGCCCTGGTCACCGGGCATGGGCGAGCCGGCGCCCGACCCGCTGGCGCCAATGAAGGCGCGTCCGGTTGTCGTTGTGCCTCTGCCGCCCGTGGCAACTGGCCCTCTCGTCACCCCGGCCCCGCGCAGGCCCGGCCTGCTTCCGCCTACCGGATCGGACCCGACCGTTCCCATGCCGACGGCCTCTGCGCCGCCTGCATCGAAGCCGGGCTTTCTGGCCGGCGCACTCGCCCGGCTTCGTGCCGCCTATCCCCCGAAGGGCTGACCCATCATGGCCGCTGGCATCCTCGCTTCCGTCGCAGCAAGCCTGCTGCCCGACATCATGCCGACCATCGGCAAGATCCTCGACCGGGTCATTCCCGATCCGGTCGCCGCGCAAAAAGCGCAGCTCGATATTGCGCAGGCCCTGGCCGATCGCGAGCGCGCCCTCACCGACATGCTCGCCAAGCAGAACGAACAGCAGGCGGCGATCAATCTCGCCGAGGCACAGAGCCCGTCATTCTGGGTCTCGGGATGGCGGCCGGCGGTGGCCTGGGTTTGCGTGTTCGGATTCGCCTACTCGTTCGTCCTGGCGCCGATGGTGGCTTGGGGCGCGGCGATCCTCGGGACCGCGCTTGGCATCGCCTTCCCTTCGCCGCCGACGCTCGACAACGGCTCGCTTCTGGCGCTGCTCACCGGCCTGCTCGGCCTTTCCGGCCTGAAGACGGCCGAGCGCATCGGCGGTGTGGATCCGAATGTTGGCGTGAAGCTGCCGCGGCGCTGATCCATGACCGGCATCGAGATCGCGGGTCTCCTCAAGGATTATGGGCCTTGGGGCGCCGTTGCCCTGCTCGCGCTGGCGCTGATGGCCGTCGTGAGTTGGTGGCGCGAGTGCATGAACGCCCGCATCGAGGATGCGGGCCGGGCCGCGACGGCGCTTGAGCGCGCCGCCTCCGCGAATGCTGCGGCGGCAACGGCGCTCGATGACGTGCGCGAGGGCCAGATGGAGATCGCGCGCCTCGTCACTCAGGCCATGAAGGGCGCCGAAGGCAGCGACGAACTGACTAAGGAATTGCTGCGGGACATCAAGCGCGGGCTCGATGCGCGGGGTGGTCACCATGGGTAGCTGGCTGCGCAACGGCTTGTGCCGGCTGATCTGCCCGCACTGCGGACGGAGTGAGCATGATCGCTTGGACCGCGCTGAGAAACTGCACGAGATGTCCGTGCGCGCTGTCCAAACCGCTCAGCGAAAGCAGGCGCGCCGCCTGAGCGACGTGCGCGTGGTTGTCGAAGCCACGATTCAACAGATGGACGAACGAGCCCACAGGGCCGAGGAGCGGGCGCGGTGATCTACAACGAGGGACCGAGCGGCATTCGGCAGATCCTCTACCTGACGGCTCTCCTGCTCTTTACGGGCTACCAAGCCGTCAACGTCTTCGTCCCGAACGCCGACATGATCGTGGCAACGCGCATCCTCGCGGCGGCCTTCTACAGCGTGGTGGTCTACGCCTATGCTGGCGATGCCTGGGCGGCGGTCCGGCGGGAAATCCCGACCAAGGCCGACTTCCTCATCGTCGGGATCTGGCTGTCGTTCCTCTCGCACCTCGCGCAGACGGTCTACGCTGCGGTCTACCGGCTCGCCGATGCGCCGCAGTGGCTCCTGAACGCGGAGGTCGTTCCGCTCATCGTGCTGTTCTCGATGATGGCCGCCGTGCTCCACGTCGCCGCCACGGGATCGATCGACGGCGAGGTGCCGCGGCGCAGCCGGATCGCGCTCGGCATCTGTGTCGGCGCGGCCGTGCTCATGGTCGGAGCCGTCGTTGCGACCCGTCCGGACATCGGCCCGGCGATCGAGCGCACCCGGCCCTACATCGGCGATTGGTGGCGGACGGGGGCGCTTCCATTCGGAGGGGCGGCGCCGGGGTGACCGCCAAGTCTCATTGCCGATCGCCGCTCAGCTCCGCCGGCACCCGCCGCGCGGGGCTTTTCGTTTCAGGCTCCGCGCACCGCGGCGAGCATTCGCTTCCGCGCCTCGGCCATGCGCTCGTCATCACCGGCGCCGGCCGCTGCGGCTTCCCGCCCGACCGCCTCGTAGATCTCCCGCACGGTCGCCTCGTCCAGGCCGAGGCCTTGCGCGAACCGGAGCAGTCCGCGCATCTCGGCGGCGGATCTTTCGGTGGTCTCGCTCATCGGCCTACCGGACCGCGATCTCGCGCTCGCCAACGACGACCTTCGCCGGCTCAGTCGGGTGACGCTCGACGAGGCGCTTGATCCCGAAGGGTCGCAGCTTATCCCAGGCCGCATCGCTACCGGTCAGGAGCGCGCGGGCCAGTAGATCGGCCAGATCCTTGCCGCCGTCGCTGATGGCCGCCGCGCTGCCGTTGTCGATCTCGATGATGGTGCGCAT